ATAAGATGAAAGAACTGCGGCGCGATATTTTAGAAGAACGACTCTACGGAAGGTGAATCATGCTGACTCTGATCTCTACTATTGGCGGTTACATCGTAGCCCTGTTCCCCCGCCTGTTCGATATTCTGCAAGACCGTGCGGACAAGAAGCACGAGCTGGACATCCTTCACATGCAGATGCGTCAGCAGTTAGCGTTGACGGAGAAGGGCTACTCGCCTGCTGACAAGACGGAAGAAGTCCGCGAGAACGACGAGCAAGACCATCAGCAGTACATGGCGCAGATGGGCGCTATCTACAACAACCAAGAGAAGTTGCTTGAGTCGTCCTCCCAGTGGGTCAAAGACATGACCGCGGCTACTCGTCCGTTCGTTACCTTTATCTTCGTATTCGAGCTGGTGCTGATCAACTTGCTGACCATGCTGTGGATCTTCCTGCATGGCGACAAGGTCACCTCGATCGGTGAGCTGATCCAGATCATGGAGATCGTCTTTGACGCTGACGAGATGGCGCTACTGGGCACCATCATCGCTATGTGGTTCGGCTCCCGTGGTAACAGCAAGGCCGGCAAATGAAACTGCCGGTTAGCACAATTGCAATGATCAAGCACCATGAAGGTGTTAGATACAAGCCATATAAGTGCCCGGCGAAGTTATGGACGATCGGGGTAGGCCATGTGCTGTACCCTGAGCAGGGCAAGATGCCTATTGATCAGCGCGACAAGTTCGCACTAAAGGTAGAGGACTTCCGTGTATTTAGCAAAGAAGAAGTTGATAAGATCCTTGAGAAAGACCTACAGCGTTTTGTCGCTGGTGTTCTTCGTTACTGCCCTGACCATCTTAACGAAAATCGCATGGGAGCGTTGGTCAGCTTTGCATTCAATGTTGGGCTAGGCACCCTGCAAAGATCGACCCTGCGGCAGAAGCACAACCGGGGTGACTTTGAGGGCGTGAGGCAAGAGTTCCTGAAGTTCACCAAAGCTGGTGGCAAGGTTTTGCCGGGGCTGGTAAAGCGTCGGAACGATGAGATTGCCTTGTACTTTATGGAGCCAAAATGAATCCGTGGCTGATTCTGGGTTTTGTGTTGGCGATGATCTCGGCATCCGCTGCTGGCTACCTAAAGGGTCATACGGACGGCAAAACGGGCGTACAGGCGGCTTGGGATGCTGAACGTATCAAACAGGAGCAGGAGCACACTGCGGCCTTGCAGGAGTCTATAAACAAGCAGCAGAAGCTTCAGATGAGTGCAGACCAGATGAGACAGGAGAAGGATCGTGAACTTAAGAAGATTGGTGATACTAACCGCTTGCTTTTGCACAGCCTGCGCGAGCGCCCGGAGCGCCCCGCCCAAACCGGTTCCTTGTCCAATTCCTCCCAATCTTGCAGTGGAGCGAGTGGAGCGCAACTGGCTAGGTCAGATGGAGAGTTTCTTGTCGGGTACGCTACCGACGCAGCCCGGGTCGCAGCCGCGCTAGACCAGTGCATTAAGCAGTATGAATCGGTTCGTCAGGTAGCTAAGTGACGTTTACAGAAATATAACCGGAGCATAAAATGAAAGAAGTGTGGGAAAAGCCTAGACCTAAGGATTTGGGTGAGCCGAAAAAGCTGAGCAAGAACCAGAAGTCGGCGGCTAAGGCGTTTGCAAAGAAGACGGGTACCAAGTATCCCTCGCTAGTAGCAAACATGCAGGGGGCTAAGGCTAAAAGGGGCTGGTAATGGCTGTTTCAATGACCTACAACTCGCTGTACAACGACATCTCCAGCTATCTGGAGCGTACCGATACAGCCACCCTTGACAAAATACCAACATTTATCATGCTGGCTGAGCAAGTCTTGGCGAGTGAGATTAAGTTTCTTGGCAACCTGACCGTTAATGAATCGACAATGGTTCAGGGTAATCCAATCATTACTAAGCCTGCCCGCTGGCGCAAGACGGTCTCAATGAATGTGACGGTTGCTGGTGAGCGCAAGCCGGTCTTTCTAAGAACTTACGAGTATATGCGTCAGTTCTGGCCTGATGATGCTCAGGAAGATGTGCCTCAATACTATGGCGACTATGACTATTCGCACTGGTTAATAGCGCCAACGCCAGATGATGCCTACACCTTCGAAGTCATGTACTACGAAGAAGTGCAGCCACTGGATGCAACCAATCAACAGAACTGGTTTACGCAATACGCTCCGCAGGCGATGCTCTATGGCTCACTACTGCAGGCAATGCCCTTCTTGAAGAACGATGAGCGCCTGCCGATGTGGCAAGCCCAGTACGACAAGATTGTGAACCAGCTCAAAACAGAAAACATCCAACGCCTTGGCGATCGTCAGGCGGTATCTCAGGATAGCTAATCATGACCTACACAAGCCCATTCACTGGCAACGTCATCATCCCGACCGACGTTAGCTATCAAGACATCTCGCTGACTGCCAATGTGGAGCTTGTGTGGCCTGTTTTTGCCACAGATGGCAACACAGTCGTAGCTCGAATCATGGACGTAACACCGAACGCTTCAGGGCGGACGGTGAAGATGCCTGCTGCCGATCAGGCGTCGGTAGGTCAGGACACCTTATTCAATAACCCAAGCGGTTTTAACTTCGATGTTCTGAACAACGCTGGTGCCGTTATTTGCACCGTAGAGGCTGGTAAGTCAGAGTACATCTACATCACTGACAACACCACTGCGGGAGGCGTCTGGGGCGTTATTGCCTTTGGTGCGACCACTGCGGATGCAAACGCCAGCACCTTGGCTGGCTACGGTCTGAAGGCGATCTCGAATACGCTGAACCAAAGCCATCCGACTTCGTCTGTTACTACAGGCCAGACATTTTCTGCTACCGATCGTGCGCAGACCAAGATTTGGTCGGGCGGTGCGGGTACTGCAACCCTGCCGACATCGCTCAGCTTAGGCAACGACTGGTTCATGCTGTTAAAAAACAACGGCACCGGTACCATGACGCTGTCTTGCTCGGGTGGCGACCTTATCGACGGTACTGCCTCGAAGAACTTTAACCCAGCAGAGTCGGCGTTCATTATCTGTACTGGTGCCGGCTACGTTACGGTTGGCTTCGGTCAAAGCTCAAACTTTGCCTTCAACGCCTTAGTTAAGCCTGTAACTAATGGCACCTACGTCATCACCCCAAGTGAGGCGTCAAACACTATTCAAGAGTATGTCGGGACGCTCAGTGGCAACGTAATTGCCCAGTATCCTCCGGCGGTTAACTTGTATGTGATCTCAAACCAGACCGTCGATAACGGCTTCTCATTGACGATTACCACGGGTGTTGTGGGTGGTGCGAATGCGGTGGTTCCTGCCGGTCAGCAGGTAACGCTAATCTGCGATGGCGTGAACTTCTTGAACGCCAACACCGTGCAGGCAGGTGCTACGTCTATTAACTTGGTGAACGGTACCGCAGCCACTCCAGCGTTGAACTTCGCGTCTGAAACCAGTACGGGTATTTATCGTCCCGGCGCAGGCCAGATGGCGGTCTCTATTTTGGGTAACCAAACGACTGTTTTCTCTGCGACTGGCTTTACCGCCTCTGGCACTGGCACCTTCTTAAATGGTATTGCTGGCGGGGTCTTTTCATGACCAAGCGGGTTTTCGCCCTTGACACAAAACCCGGTATTCAACGGGACGGCACCGTATTCGATAAGCAGTTCTATAACGACGGTCGTTGGGTCAGGTTCCAACGTGGTCGTCCCCGTAAGATGCTTGGCTATCGTCAGATTACCCCTAATTTGGCAGGCCCTTCTCGTGGCATTTACGTCAACGTCCAAAGTAACTTCAACTTCGTTTTCAGTGGTTATGCGGATGGCTTACAGGTTCTACCGATTGATAACAACGGTAACGGATCAGGCATCAACAACTTTACCTTGTCGAACTTCACGCCGAGTGATAACAATCTGTGGCAGTTCGATACCCTGTACGACACGACAGGCGGCGGTATGGAGTCGCTGATAGCGCATCCCGGGAAGAACTTAAATGACATTGCGAACCCGATAAATTCGCCGGTATTGATTGGTGATTTGACGGGCACCACGATGACCGCTGTATTAGATGGTGCTACGCCAGTCTCCGTTAGTGGCGGTGCTGTAGTTTTGCACCCGTATCTGTTTGTGTATGGCAACGATGGCCTGATTAAAAACTGCGCAGCCGGTGATCCAACGGATTGGACAGGCGCTGACGCTAACGAGACGAACGTCGCAGGCACGAAGATTGTTCAAGGCTTGCCGGTTCGAGGCGGTTCGAACTCGCCGTCTGGCTTGTTTTGGTCACTGGATTCATTGATTCGAGTTTCATACGCCCCAACGACAATTTCAAACGGCGCGACAACTACAACACTGTTTTGGCGCTATGACATTATTTCCAGCCAATCTTCGATCTTGTCTGCCCAGTCAGTGATTGAGTACGACGGTATCTATTATTGGTGTGGTGTTGACCGCTTCCTAATGTACAACGGCGTGGTCAAAGAGATTCCAAACATCATGAACCAGAACTGGTTCTTTGATAACTTGAACTATGCTCAGCGCCAGAAGGTGTATGCCAGCAAGGTGCCTCGATTTGGTGAGATCTGGTGGTTCTACCCGCGTGGTAATGCTACCGAATGCAATGACGCGATTATCTACAACGTCCGCGAGAACACTTGGTATGACGCTGGGCAGGCTTTAGGAGCCCGTAGATCGGCTGGATTCTTCTCGCAGGTCTTCCACTACCCGGTTAATGCTGGGACAGAGATCAACGCATCTGGTGGCGCTAACCTATTCAATTTGGTGGCTGGCTCAGGTTACACCAACGGTACATATACGAATGTGGCTTTAACTGGTGGTGCAGGATCTGGAGCTAAAGCGACCATTGTGGTAACTGGCGGATCGGTGACTTCGCTGACCATCACCGCTCCCGGCACAGGGTATGCGGTAAGTAATGAGTTGACATACGCGCTCCCCGGCGGTGGCTCGAACTTTAAGATCGTCTTGACCAATGTGATGAGCTTCGTATCTCTATGGCAGCACGAGTTTGGCACGGATGAGATTCAGGGTAACCAAGTCAACGCGATTGAAAGCTACTTCGAGACGAATGATCTTGGCTGGGTATCTGGAGGCCCGTCTCAACCATCTGCGGTTGGTGAGAACTTCTGGCTGAATTTAGAGCGTGTTGAGCCTGATTTCTTGCAGTCGGGGAACCTTGAGCTTTATGTCACCGGTCGTCCGTATGCGCAAGAAGAAGACAAGATTTCGAATCCTTACATCTTTGCACCGGACACTGGAAAGATTGACATGCGAGAGCAGCGTCGAGAGCTAAGAATTAAGGTGCTATCGAATACGGCAGGCGGTGACTATCAGCTTGGTCGTTTGTTGTTGTCTGCAAACATCGGCGATGTCAGAGGCTACTAATGGCTAACGTAGCGCTAATCTATGACCCAAGGGGACACACATTTGAATCTTGGGCGTCTTTAATGTGTGAGCTGTATGCCACACAGCAGTTGGCTATTCCTATGGCAGACACTGATTGGAAGCTGTGGGGTGAAGGCTTGAAAGCTATTGACGTATTTACGAATGAAGCGATTCCCGGTACGAGTAACTTCTCTAACTGGGAAGAGTGGGCACAGGCCGTAGTAGGCGCTGTATTGCCGCGCTAACTAATAGTTTGAGGCATTCAAATGAACATATTCCAAAAAAGACCGTCGGCTAATGTAGAAGGGGCTTCCCCTCAACGTCCAGCGACTGCCTCTACTGCGAAACGGTCGTCTTTTGGCAACCTTGGTAAAAAAGAGCTGACTAAAGAAGAAACAGAAAAATTCGTAGCATCGGGCGCAGAACAATATAAAGCAAGTCAGTCGCTACTTGATTCAACGCCAATCACCACTTGGCAGCAAGCCCAGAAATACTATAGCCAAAGC